AAAAACAACGCAAAAACGCCCAACATCACATACAAGCCCCGTTGGGTGCTGATACCCCGCCCAAGTTCTTTCGATGGCTCGGCAACAACTGGCGTTTCGATGGGCGGTATCGGCTTCGCAGCCTGAAAGGCTATCGGCTCAGTAGCCTGAACATCGGGCACCTGAACGCCCATGTTTTTCAGAGCCGCAAAAAGAGCATCCGCCGCTTTTTCTCGTGTTTCTTGGGCTTTTCGGGCGGCCTCTTTCTGCTTGGCCTCGGCTTCCCGCTTGGTTTTTTCGGCCTCTAGCTTGGCAAGTTGCGTTTTGAGGTCGCTTAGTTCGGCGTTCAAATCGGTGTGTTCGGTCAGTGCTTTCATTTTGCCTAACGGTTTGTTGTTAATTGTTTTTGCTGGTTCCATGCTTTTTTGGCTTCATTCTTCTTGAAAACTTATAGTGCTTTGTGCCGAGCCAAACGCCCGTTTTTTCTATTTTACAACGCTCTCTATCAACTAAGGTCTGCCTGTTTATTCGCAGAAATTTTGACGGGAAACGCCTTTCAAAATACCGTAGGCAATATCCCGACACAAACTTGATTTCGTTTGCTAAAGTTACGATGGTATAGTTGCCGTCGGCTTCGCAACAAACGATTTCGTCGGGGTATAAAACCCGATTTTTAAATCGCAGCTTAGGCAGTTGCTGCGTTATTTGGGTTCTCGACAAAGATTTCGTAACAGTTAAACACAAGCACAGTGCTGTAATTCTGGCATTTAATAAACTCATCAATGTCAATCTGAAACGGTACGTAATTAGACTCCTCGTTTTTCCACGCCACAAAACGGTTATGGTTGTTGGCGTAATTATTGCACAGTTCATCCATCTGAGATTTGTAGCCCGGATCTAAGGCGGCCATTTCGTCGTCATATTCGTTGGCGGTTTTTGCCTCGGCAAACAGTTCATCGCTTAAAGCATTCCATGCTAGTAGCGTGTCTTTCATTTTGGCCTTGTTTTTTAAAATGCCAAACTTGACAGTCGCCGTCAGCACACTCGACATTTCGAGGGTCTGTAAATTCTGAAAAATGTGTATTACACGTTCGTTGGTCATAATTATTGGTTAGTTAAGTGCTGCTACAAATACTTCTGGAAATTCATCTATCAAAAATTGTTCATCCATAAAACCCACGATATCGGCTTGGTTAATGGTATAAATGGTGTAAGTCGTTACGGGTTGCGACAAATAGGCTTGCAATTCGGGGTTAGCCGCAATAAACTGCGTTTGCAGGGCTTCGAGTTGCTGTAAATAGGCGGTATCTGTTTCGAGCCTATCTAAGTCTGGATAAGGCTCTCCGGTGTTAACCTCTAACAACTCCATGAAATCCGACCGCCACGCCAGTTTAATCACCTCAAATTCGGCAATAAACGCACCTAATCGGTGGAGGTTCACCAGAATCCCGTACTGCACGGTATTAGTAAAATATTGCCAGTTTTCGTCTTCACTTAGCTGCCAAAACAGCATTACATATTTCAAAATCGTTTCTACGGTCATCATGATGCGTGTGTGGGCTTAGTTTAGTTTGATCCAATATCCGGCGTTCATTTTCATCATAACCATCTTGGCATCAAAAGTTGTCGGCAGCGACGTAAATGTATCCGCCCCCGCATTGACCGCAATAGTAAAAACTTGGTTGGCGGTATAATTGCCTTTCACGCCGCCCGGAAACTCAACGCTGATAGAACCCGCCTCGGCGGCATTGACAATCGTCAAGGCCAATTCTGAAGGGTAATTGGCCGGAATCGTCAGGGTCTTGTCGCCCTCAAACGTCATTACCACCACGCTATCTACCGCAATGGCTTCACTGAGTGCGTGTGTGGCGGTAGTTACGGTCTGCACAGTTCGGCCTAAACCCCGTGGGCCGTTGAGGGTCAGCTTCCAAGTATTAAACGTTCCTGAGCCGTTAACCTCGTCAACGTTGACCGTCACGTTGGTGCGGCTCACGGCCGTAATGGTACCGCTTAGGTAGTAACCCGCATTGATTCCCGTCGAGACCGTCAGCCGCACGTACTGCCCAACGGCTAAAGCTTGCACATTATTGACCGTAAAAACCTTACTCGCTACCGTAATAGCGTGGCTGGTGCTACTCGTGATGTTCTCAAAACCGTAGCCCCGTGGGCCTCGCATATCCGCAATCTTGATGAAGTATGTATTATTGGGCAGCATCAACCAAACGCCAATACTTGGCGGTGCCGTCAGGTCGGTTTTTTGCCACAACGCTCCGCCCGTGGTGTCAAGATAAATATCACCAACGGCCATTTCAAACTGATTCAACGCCGCCGTTACGTCACCACTGCCGCTTAATATTTGCGTATGCCCTTCGCCGGGGTCTCCTTTTTCGCCCCGTGGACCGACTTGCCCCGTGGGCCCAGCAACGCCCTGAACGCCTTGTATTCCCTGAATACCTTGCGGCCCAGTTGGGCCAGTTGGACCCCGCTGCCCCGTTAATACAATATCCCAATCGTTATGCGTTGCTAGAGCTTCACCCGTCCAGCTCAAAAAATTAATCGTGATTGTATTACCAATTACAGCCGTTACTTGGCCAAACTTGAAGTTTCCGGCGGTAGCTCCCGAACGGCTCAACAAATGTACCCAGTTACCCACCCGAAACGCCCCAACGCTGTTAGTGGTATGCGTAACCTCACCCATTTGTCCCAGTCTGTCGTTGGTGCTGCTTACCACGTTGTCGTAGCGTAGCCCACCTGCTTGTATTGGGTTTGCCACATAAACCCATATCGGTTGGTTTGGGGTATATGGCTGCGGTACAGGCGGTAGCGGGTTGGTTCGCACCACAATAGTATAAGCCCCACCGCCCAAACTCGTGCGGATATATTCTTCCGCATCATCTTGCTCAACAAAATACTCGCCGTCGTTGGCTCGCCAAAGCTGCGTTAATTGCGGAAACCGCGTAAAAATCTCTATTGCTTTTGCTTCCATAATTTAAATTCCCTTCCCCACCGTTGGGCAAGGGCAAGGGGATGGGGTTTTAACCGTAGATTATATCGAGAAAAATGAACGGCACCGTAACCTCCGCAAACTTATCGTTTTGGTTGTAGCCTTCGCCGCTGCTGGTGGCCGCACAGCCAATCAGGGTGCGGGTCGTGATACGGCCTTCTTTGGCGTACGCAATCACTATCGTCAAATCACGAAGCCCCGCTGTGCCTTTGTTGCCCTTCAGTTCCAGCAGTTTTTCTAACTCCGACTGATGAATCTTCAACTCACCTTCGTACTTGACGTTCCCGTCGTTGACGGCGATGGGCTTGTTGCCCTTGCCGTAGATGAGTTCTCGCTCGATGTCGTCTTTGAACGATATGCCCGTGGCGGCCAGCATCGTCTGCCCGTTTACCCCAATCGTTACGTCTTTCCAACCAAACTCGTTGCTATTAAAATTTGCCATATTAAATACCCGTTAAAAGTTTTATTTCCCTGTAAGTTTTACGCCGCCGCCGGATTCCTAAAACCCAAACTCACCACAATCGACTTGGCGTAGCCCACGGGCGTAATTCGCAGCACCACGTCGAGGCGGTCGGTAGCCAAAATGTTTTGTGCGGGGTCAATGAATACCTCAACCCCCGAAGCTTCCCCCCGCGACACCATCGCCAGGTTGATGGCGTTCCGAACGGCCTGCTCCAAGTACGCCACCTTGGTAAGTTCCAGTTGCCCGGCTTCATCCACCAAAATTTCGTCGTTGATTTCATTAACATACGTCGTGTATGCCAAGAATAGGGCTTTGTCAATCACCCGGTTGTTGGCCAGCGTCAGGTAGTCGTCGGTCGGGAGTGTTGCCGTGGGGTCATCGGCCAAAAAGTAGCCCGTTCTGCCCACAAACGTGCGGGGCGTGATGTAGCGTTTGTTGTGAATGGCATCTATCTGAGCATCCGAAAACTCCTCTAAATTAGCCCCGTTGGTGTAATACAGCTTCGCTACGTTCAGCGTATTATCCTTCACCCGCCCGATATTGCGTTGCACAGGTAGCTTCGCTGCTCGGCCCAGCACCAAGCCCACGGCGGCGGCGGTTTTGTTGGGTTCCGTTGTGGCCAACACCACCGAACACTTCGGAAATGCGTACGTACCGAGGTCGGTCAAATCCGCCACTTCACCGTTCCAACCCCGCCCGTCCAGGATAATACTGAAGGGCTTGAAATTATTCCGGTATTCGATTGCCAAGGCATTACCTTTCGGTAGGGCCGTGTGTACGTCTTCATCCAAACCACCTTGCGTTACTTGGGCGTACGTAATCGTGCTGTCGATGTAGCGGCTAATGCCCAACAGCCGAATTCTCCCCTGGGCAGCGTCCAGCAGCTTGCGTGCCGAGTTCGTTGTGTTGGTGGGGTCTAGCAGTTCGGTCATGGTGCGGGTCAGCGGCACGGTCATCAGCCACAACTCGGCGGCGTTTCCGGCCTCGTCATAAAACTCTTTGATTTGCTGCCACGTGTCCACCTTGTCAAGTTCGTCGGCGGCTTGCGTTAAGCCCAAAGCCTCGGCTTCGGCTAACGAGAAAATCTGCTTGGGCGTATAAAGCGGCAGGTCGGTTTTGGCCATACCTACCACAATCAGCCCCGCCACGCCGTCGGCGGTGGTGGTTATACGGCCTAAAGCCCCATTTTCAAGTACAATACTTACTCCTGGCAATGCCATAATATCAAAACGTTAAGAGGTGATTACTTGCCTTTCTTATGGGCTTTTTCTTCGGTTTCCGCTGGCTCAGCAGCGGCCTTTTCTTCCGCAGCGGCTTTCTGCTCGGCTTCTGCTTTATCGGTGGTTTCAACCGGACGGGTTACCTTAGTTGGCTTTCCGAGATTAAAGTGTTTGGCGTGAGCCAGTGCGTCAGCTTCGTTCATAAATGCCTGACGGTCAATTTCCCAAAGCTCTGTTGCGTCAGGAAAAAACTTGAATGCTTGATTTGTGTTCATAGAAGTTAAGTTGTTGGTGTTTGAGCTACCCTGCCGTTATCACGCGGCAGGGGTCACAGCTCTTCGCTTCTGGGGGGGGGGGTTGTATGTGTTTGGAGTGGGGGTGGGGGTGAGGGGGGGGGCGTTGGCTTTCAGAAAAAGCCACCCGCTGGGTACAACAACGGGGGCTGTTCTACTATTCAACCAAACTAACCATTATATGAAAACTAATTAAGCGGCGGCTTCCACGATGGCGTAAGCACCTCTACCGTCGCTGTACGCTTTGCTTCCACCCGCTTGCAATTCGCAAGACATGATGCGTCCAAAATGTTCAGGCCGCGGCTCGGCATCCGCCAGCACGTTAACTACTGTTTTTGATTTCCCAACAAAAGCCGGGTGGTAAGCCAGCCCCGCTTTCGCATCAGTTGCCACCGTCGCGGCGGTTGGTAGCTTCGCTACGCCAGCATCGGTGTAACGCAGCACTTCGGCACGTTTCACGATGGTAAAGCCCAACACCTCGCCCAAGATTCCCTTGTTCAGGTCAGCCAGTTTGGAGTTGAAATTTTCTTTGATATCCGCATCAAGAAACATCCCGTTGTACATCGTGGACGGCAACAAAATTCTACGCCCGGCGGCCGGAATCTTGTCGTTATCCATGGCGGTGTGCAAGTCAACGAGGTCATTGTATGTCAGCAGCTTGCGGTTACCCGTTGCCCCGGCAAGCGAGGTCGGTTTCGCCGCTCCGCTCGTTTGCAAAATCCTTGCGGCGATTTCCGCTCTCCAAGCGTACAATATATCAAGAGCCACGCCATCTTGAATATTCATCAGCATATTAAATATAACACTCTGCATTTTGTTGTAAGACATTTGCAGTTGCTCCAAATCTCGTACCCGCTGCGGGTTACTGGTATAGTCAACCATATCGTAGCTGATGTCTCCATCAGGACGTTCCGTGATTGGTGCAGGGAAAACCGTCCGGTTACGCTCGTATCCGGTAGGTGTTCCGGCTTGCGGAATAACCACGGTTTTGATACCTGCGTTGGCGTACTCATCCCAGTTCAGCGATTCGTTCAAAAACTCATTCGGTGCGAAGAGGTTTTCCATGATGCGGGCCATCCACATCGTTCTCAATAAAGCCATTTTTATATCTCGTTTAAAAAGTGATAATTAGGTCAGGTACTGTTACTTGCCAAATTCAGCTTCGTACAAAGCCGTGAATGCGGCCTCATCGTTCAGTTGCATATCTTGCAAGCCTTTGGAGTCTTTTTCCTGCCAGTCGCTGAATTTCCAGTCTTTTCTACCTTCGTTTGCAGAAGGCGTTTTCGCCCCTTTCTTCACAATGTCAGCAAGCGTAACGGTTTTGGGAATTGAGACCAGCGTTTTCTCGAACAACTCAAAGTTCGTGTCGGCAAGTTGTAAGAAGGTAGCTTTTGATTCTTCCTCCAGCCGACCTTCCGCAACGGCGGCGTCGCAGAGCGTCACGGCCTTGGCCTTTTGGGCGTTTTTGGTTGCGGCTTGGAGTGCCACCAAATCATGCATCGCCTGGGCGGCATCAGCTAACGCTACGTTAACTTGTTCCTCCGTCGCCGTTTCCGGCAAGCCAAATTGTTTGGCAATTTTCTTAATGTCCATTTCTGTCTTGGAATTAGTTAATGGTTTGATTGCCGGAAAGTCGGCGAGTTCAATGGCTGATTCATCCCGAACGGGGTTGTTGTCCTTATCGTAGAGCGTAAGAGCCGAGCGGTTGGCGGGTACACTTACTATGCTTACTTCGCACAGCTCGCAGTAGGTTACCTGTATCGCCGTGGTGCCGTCTTCGAGTTTAACTTCGTAGCCCTGCACGTTCCGTATGCCAATGCTGGCGGCCTTCAAAAAACCCTTGGTAACTTTGTTCGCAATGCCTTTGGCAAAGGCATCCTCGGTATCAAAAACGGGGTCAGCCAGCAGCTTTTCGGCTTCGATACGCAGCTTCTCCCAACGCCCAATAACGTGCTTTCTGTCGTGCATATACAGCATCACGGGGTTCTCCTCAAACGCCTGCGTGTCAATCGCCGTCGTCGGGATAATCAACCGTTTGGTATTCAGCGAGCCGTCCGAAAGAATAAAGGTTTTCATGTCAGGATAAATCAGTTTTTCGTGATTGCCTTACAAAGATGGGCGGTGAAAATGGATGCCACAACGCAGGCTTTTACAACAAAACGCCTTTACGGGGTTATTGTAATCGGGAGGAGGAAATACGTGTTTTTAGGTGCTTACTTTTGAATCAGAAACAAACCCAAAAACACCTAATTAAGTACTGCATGGCATTATCAAGAGAAGAAGCTGCTAAAGAACTATATTTTCAGGAATTTACCCAAAAAAGAATTGCTGACCTCATAGAAGTGGCCGAGCAAACCATTAGTCGCTGGGCAAAAAAAGGCAACTGGGCGGAAGAACGTGCCGAACGCATGAACTCCAAAGAATCTATCCAAAACCGGGTACTCAAGCTCATAGACTACCAACTCTGGTGCATCGAAAAGAAAGTAACGCAGGCAATGGAGGAAGGAACGCCAACGCCAATCGACAAAGGCGAAATTGATGCCCTATCAAAACTATTTGCTGGAGTTAAGGAAAAAGAAATCGGCTTTGTGCAATCAGTCAAACTGATAACCAAATTCACCGACTACATCAACACCCAAGACCCCAAAGTAGCCAAGGGTATCCTCAAATACGCCGACGAGTTCATCTATAAACTCAAGCACGATTACGACACCTAACCACACCAGGAAGCCATGACACAGAAACAAGCCCTCGAACGCTACGACGAACTCAAACGCAACATCCAACGGGCAACTCCCGTTCCTACGCACGAAACCCCGCGTGAGAAAGAGGCACGCATTGAATCGCTCAAAGCGGATTTTGATGCGTTCTGTAAATATTACTTCCCGGATTACTTTGATCCCGAAAAAAAGGGTGCAGAGTTCGGTTGGTTTCATAACCAAGCCGCCCACCAAATCATCAATGACCAAGATATTTTTGCCGTGCTGGAGTGGCCGCGTGAACACGCCAAGTCCGTATTCGCCGACATATTCCTTCCGCTCTACTTGAAAGCCATTGGGCAACTGGAAGGGCTAATTCTTTCCTCCAGCTCCGGCGAAAAAGCAAAGGGGTTATTGTCCGACATCCAAGGGGAACTCGAATCCAACCAACGGTATATCAACGACTACGGGCAACAATACAGCCTCGGCTCCTGGACAGAGGGCGAGTTCGTAACCCGTGACGGCGTTGGCTTTTGGGCCGTCGGGAAAAGGCAATCGCCCCGGGGTATCCGGGAAGGCGAGAAACGCCCGAACTTCCTGATTATTGACGACCTCGACGACGACGAAGAGGTTCGCAACGAAGCCCTCGTAGAAAAATCGCTCGACTGGATGAAAGGAGCGTTAATCGGTGCGTTGTCACTTATCCGCTCCCGTGTGGTTATGGTCGGCAACCGGATTGCCAAAAACTCCATCCTAGCTCACACCGTCGGCGATGTGGAGGAATCCGACCCGAAGAAAGAAGGCATTACGCACATCAAAGTATATGCCCTCGAAAACCCGATTACCCACGAAGAAGACCAATCCGAACGGGGCGTTCCGGCTTGGAAAGAACGCTACGACCGTTCGCACCTACTCCGCCGAATGAAAATAATGGGCTACCGCATGGCCCAACGGGAGTTCTTCCACCGCCAAATCAAGGAAGGCAAGATTTTCAAGAACGAGTGGCTCGTGTACGCACCAATGCCCGATTATAAATACTTCGAGGCCGTCACCATCTACTGTGATCCTTCGTTCAAGGACTCTAAGAAAAACGACTTCAAGGCAATTGTTGCTCTCGGCAGAATCGGCAATAAGGTCTATATGCTGGACTGCTGGATTCGCCAAGCAAGCCGTGGCAGCATGGCCGCCGCTCACTACGATATGCACGCCGCCGCCGAAAGCAAGCACCCCCGCATCGTCAAAAGCTATATCGAAGCCAATTTCATGCAGGATCAGATGATTCAGGATTACCTCATCGAATCTATCGAGCGGGGTTATTTGATGCCCATCAACGAAGACAAACGCCAAAAACCAAACAAGCTCGGACGTATCGAAAACCTCAGCCCATTATTTGAGCGGGGGCTGGTAGTAATCAACGAAGAGCTGCGGGGATCACTCGACTATGAAGTGTTCAAATCACAGCTTACCGGATTCCCCAACGACCACGACGACGGCCCCGATGCCTTCGAGGGGGCTTACTTCAAACTCAAAGAAATGCACCGAACCAGCCACGTACCCGTGGGCGGCACTTACCAAAAACGTAATCAATTCTAAAACCCATGTTCATCCAAGCAACCGAACTCAACAGCAGCCTCTACCCCGAAATCCAACGGGCTATTGGCCGAAACCAAACCGACCTCGTCGAGCTGCACATCAACGAAGCCCTCGGCATGATTGAGAGCAAGCTCGCCGTCAAGTACGACATCACCGCCGAATTTCAGAAACGGGATGCCCAACGCCACCCCCTGCTGGTCAAGTTCGCCAAAGATATCGCCATCTATTACCTCTACGACCTCCCCGAAACCATCCCGCTGAAACGAATCAAAGCGTTTGATGATGCCATGAAATTCCTCGACGATTGCATCGCCGGGCGGGCCGTCTTGCCGGGCGTTGACCCCGCCCCCGAAGATAACACCGCCGTGCCGATTGCCGGGCAAATCCTCAGCGGCTCGGATGTCAAACGAGATAATAGATTATAATACCGTTTAAATAATTTTTTAAACGGGGTTTTAGCCACTTTCTCCCAAAAGTGGCACAATACTACAAACCAATCATTAAAACGGCTTAAAACGCCCCTTTTCAAATGGCTAAAAAAAAGCAAGTTTCGCAGGTTAAACCACGGACAACCTTTCCAATCACGATTGTCCAAAAAGACAACCAACGCAAAACCCTCCAAAATTGGCGAACGGCGAAGGAAGTAGCCGAAAGCCTCTACAACCCAACCCGAAAACCGTTGGTTGATCTCTACGAAGACATCATCCTCGATACGCACCTTGACTCTACGCTCGACAAACGCCTAACGGCAATAACCAACGTGTCGTGGTCATTCCAACACGACGGCCTTGAAGTAGAGGAAGTCAAAGAACAAATCCTCAACAAACACTTCTTCGAGGAGTTGATTACCTACATAATAGAGGCGAAATTTCACGGCCACTCGCTGATTGAAACCGACCTCCGAAAAGGGGTTATTCAGCTCATCCCACGGGAACACGTCATCCCCGAACACCAAATCGTGGTTACCGACCCCTACATTACCAACGAGGGCGTTGATTACACCAAGCCGCCTTTCAACCGAACCACTTTCGAGGTCGGCAACGCCAAAAACCTCGGCAAACTCTACAAAGTCGCTCCCTACGTGCTGTTAAAACGAGGCGACATCTCCGACTGGGCAACCTACTGCGAAGTATTCGGAATGCCCCTGCGGGTGGGTAAGTATGACCCCCAAATGCCCGGCAACGAAATCGCCGTAAAAAAATCGCTCGCAGAAATGGGGGCAAACGCTTGGGCAGCCATCCCGATGGGCAGCGAGTTTGAATACATTGCTGAGAGCGGAAAAACCGGAAACGATGTCTATGAACGCTTCGCAAATTTTGCTAACTCCGAAATCAGCAAGTGCATCGTCGGCCAAACCATGACCGCCGAAAACGGCAGCTCCCTGAGCCAATCAAAAGTCCACATGGAAGTGCAACAAGACATCCACCAAGCCGACCGCCGCTTCGTCGAGAAAATCCTCAACGAAAAGTTCGTGCCAATCCTCCGAGCTCAAGGCTTCAGTTTCCCCGAAGGTGCAAAATTTCAAGCCGTGGACGAGGAAGAAAGCCTCACCAAAAAAGAGCGATTGGAGATGGACTTGAGAATCCACCAAGAAGTGGCAAACCTCCCGCTTGATTATTTCTCCGAAGAATACAACGTACCCATCGACAAAAACGCCCAACCCGTTCAGCAACAAAAGCAGAAAGAAAGCAAAGGCAAAGAAACCGAACTTGCTGATTCCTTCAGTACGACAGTTTCCCTCAAACCCCGCACCTTCTACCAAGCCTTCCTTGATTTTTTTCGCCAAGCCCCGAAGTGATTGACCCCTTCGGGGCGGAACAGTCCCAACAATATAATGTACAGCTTGCAGACGGCGGCGAAATAGTATTCACTAAACAGCTTTTAAAAGCCTTAAAAGAAGTCTATGAAAGAACCCAAAACCCAACGAACCAAGTCCTGCAAAAAGACCTGTTCGAGGTATCCTACAACGCCCTCAGCGTTGCGGTTACGCAGGGATTCGGAAACCCAAATTTCCAACGTGCCGACCTCAACTTCGTGTGGCAGTTGCACAAATCTGCCCGGTTCTTCGTTGCCCGAAAAACCGCCCTCCAAGTAACGCAGCTCATCGGCCTCATCGCCGACGTTGACCGCGGCACTCGCCGACCGTTCCGAGAGTTCAAAAAACTGGCGAAAGGAATTGTGGGCAACTATAACCAAACGTGGCTCAAAACCGAGTACGATACCGCCGTGGCCGCCGCCCGTTCCGCCCGTGATTGGCTGACTTACGAAGCCGAAGCCGACCGCTACCCAAATATTGAGTACCTGCGGACGGTCTCCGCAGAACCCGACAAAGACCACCTCAAGTACGTCGGCATTATCAGGCCGCTTAACGACCCGTTTTGGGATACGCACCTACCACCGAGCCGCTGGAATTGCAAGTGCAGCGTCAAGAACACCGCCGCCCCAGTAACGGAGATCCCCGCCGATATTGATGCCATTGACCCCGTCGTGCCAGCGTTCCAAAATAACCCCGGCAAAACCGCCAGCTTGTTCAATTTGCCCTATACCTCGTATGCACTTAACACCACGCAAATTCCCGATGCGGCAATTGCCAAAGAACTCAAAACCCGCATCTTGCCAGAGCTTGATATGTACATTCCGGCGTACTTATTCCCGAACGGCGGCGAACTGATGATACATCCCGGGATAGCGGAAGAGGAATGGACTGAAAACACCTATTATGGCTCACTACTTGCCAGAAAAGGATATAAAGTTAAGCTAAGGAGGTACTCGTTTGCTGCGGGAAAAAATGTTGATGCGAGGGTGAATGGCATATTAACCGAGTTCAAAAACCCACGCTCAAATAATCCCGACCGAGTAATTAAGAATTCGGTATTTGAAGCTAATGAGCAGGGAGCTGAACACGTAATGATTGATATTTCAAAAAAGACAATTACAAAACCTGAGTTATGGAAAGCAATTCGAGGGGCGATGATTAGGAATAACAAACCATATCACACGAATATTCAAAAAATTATACTGGTGTATGACAAAAATACCCTTGTTGAACTGACCCGTGAAGAAATTGAAAATTACAAGGCTCTTGATAAGCTACAAAGCACGAAAAACAACCGATAGGCTGTTTTTCGTGTAGGAAGCGGTGAGGCAGTGCCCTTCCGCATCACAAATATAACACATAATTTATGATTCCTGAAACACCTACCGAAATAGTTGAATTCATGCTCAACTACGTCAGCGAAACCGAAGCCAAACAAATCATTGAAAAGCGAATCACGGAACTGAAACAACAACCCCAACACGCTGAAGAACTGGAGTTCTTCCAAAACGTACAAAAACAACTTAACAACAATGAAACTTAACGTAACTGAAATCAAAAACGACTTTATGAAAAATAGAATAGAATTTGAAGAAATGGGCTTGCTGAATATTAGAAAAACAGGCTTTTCATTCATCGCTGTAAGGGTAAAGAGAAACATGAAGCATGTAAAACCTGAATTTAAAGGCATGAAAGAACTCATTATGAGGTCATTTCTTGGCTTTTACAATACCGAAGAAAGGGTAAGGATTCACGTTGCTTTTTGTATGTGGGAAATAAAAAAACAACAACGAAACTCAACGTAACTGAAATCAAAAACGACTTTTATAGGGTCGAATCAAAGCATCCCTCACCCCTCATCCCTCATCCCTCATCCCTCATCCCTCATTCCTCACCCCTCATCCCTCATCCCTCATCCCTCACCCCCTCACCCCTAAAACATGGACTTATCCCAATTCCTCGCCCTCAAAACCGCCGAACTCACCCGCTACATTCAGCAGGATGCCCCCCGCATTATTGCCAAAGAAGGGCGGGACCACTTCCGGGAATCTTTCCAAGACGAAGGCTTCACCGATGCAACAATTGAGCCGTGGGCCGAAGTAAAACGCCGACAAGAAGACCGCTTGCGGCGAAACAAAAACGGCACCATTTCAAAACGCCAGGGCAGGAATCAGAAACGCAAAATCTTGACCGACACCGGAGACCTCCGAAAGTCAATCACCACCGACATTCGGGGCATGACCGTCGAAGTAGGCACAGACCTGGACTACGCCGAGCCGCACAATGAAGGGTTTAAAGGTACGGTAACCATCCGGGCACACGAAAGGACAAGAAACGGTAATAGTCATTCGGTGCAATCTTACAGTCGGGACGTTGATTTAAAACAACGCCAGTTCATCGGTGAAAGCCGTGCCTTGGATGAAAAAATAGAACGCCAATTTGAACAAGACATCACCAAAATATTAAGCCAATAATGCTCTACCACCTCATCCAAGACCTCAACCGCCTGCTCCGTGCCGAGCTACCCGAAATCCGCATGATCGACTTCGACCGCGGCCAGCTTCAAAAACCCGAACGCTACGAGTCCATCCTGCAACCCGCCGTCTTGCTCGGCATCCCGAACATCAACTGGCGGGAACTGGCCAAACGAAACCAAGAAGGCGACATGACCTTCGTCACCAAGACTATCGTCCGGCTCCCGCACGATACATTTTTGTACAATGACCTGCCGATCGAACAGAACGCCGCCCTCGATGCCAACATCGCCGAGAACGTCAACGAGCTGATGCTCGAAGATGCCGTCCACCAGCAAATCACCACCCTCGAAGGCGTGTGCCGCACCCGCAGTGCCTTCTACTTCGTTAATACCTTCTTCGTCGCCGAACACACCTATGGCGGCTACGTCTATTACGAAGCCCAAGAACGCTACACCCGCCGCCCCATAAACGTCAACATCAACGCCCAAATCAAACCAAAACTATGAAAACACCAACCCCCGAAAACACAATCGTAGAGAAGCTGTACGCTTTCATCCAGCCGCACCTGCCGCTGATAGTCGTGTGCCTGTTGGCTTACCAGTACTTCGTCAGTATGCCCAAAACGGCTACTGAAATCTCAACGGCTCAAAAAGAAACAAACGAAGCCCTCCTGAAAGTCAAACTCGCCGAATCTCGGCTCAATGAGCAGGCTCAGATCATCAACGCCCTCCAAAATCAGGTCTCCATCCTGCAATTTGTAACCGAAAATTCACTGATAAGAATAACCGAGATTGACCGGGCATTCCACGCCCAAGCCGACACCACCCACGCCAACATCCTGAAACGCTCCGAAGCCATCAAAAAGCAACTCCGATGAAAACACTACTCATCTTACTCTTACTCAACACCGCACCCGCCGACAGCCTCACGCCGCTATTGCCCAAAACCGTGCAACATATTGAAACCGCAACGCCCGTACCAACCAACCTAAACGCCGAGATTATTGCCTTGCTGGATGATTACGAACGGCTCTACCAAAGCTGCATTACCGCCAAAAACAGCATCAAAAACGAAGCTACCGGGGCACTGAGCCAGACAATCGCCGAGCTTGACCGCATCCGGCAGTTACTCAACAACGCCGACCAAAACGCCCTGCTGCTCCGCTCTGACCTCGCCATCCTGAACGACCAACTACTGGGCATCCGCTCCGAGCTGAAGAAAGCCAAACGCCGGGCGTGGCTCGAACGCTCCGCCAGTTCTGCCATCATCATTACCCTAACCGCTATTTTAATCAAGCAAAATATCCAACAATGAAAGCCTACGTCCAACTCCAAAACCTGCACGAAAATCAAAAACTGACCGATAAAGTCTTCAATTGTGCCAACCTGCCCGTCGAAATAATCGACGATAACGGCATCGCCGAGTTTGAACACCGCGGCGACGTTTGGTACTTCCTACCCGACGAATACATCATCCTCGGCAAAGAACACGACACCCAGAAGCCACTCAGTCGCTTCTAAAAAACCGTTTTTATTCACTTTTTAAACACTTAATTTTATTTCAAACATGGAAAAATTCACAGCTCTCCAAACCCAATTAGCGGCCATCGAAGCCGATGCAAAGAAGTTCTACCTCGATGGCAACAAAGCCGCCGGCACCAGGGTCCGCAACGGCCTCAACCAACTCCGCAAAGATGCCCAAGAGGTTAGGTTCGACATCCAACGCATCAAAAACGAAGCCTAAGCCCGTCACCCAGAGCAAAGGGCAACACACAAAAAAGCCGACTACCATTACAGTAGCCGGCTTTTTGCGTCATCATCACAATGACGTTAGGCTCTCAAAGATAACACTTTTTAACCTTCCAACAACTTTTGGGCTAACCTTATCCGTAAATCATCATCTTTTATTTGCATGATTTCCTGCATGATGTCAAGTTTACGGTCTTTTGTCAACCGATCGTGCTTTTCTTTCTTTGGCACTGGCACAGAGACCGTCTCACCGTGGCTTGCCTTCGGAAACAGGTTCTTCAAATAATCCATGAACGCCTTTGACCGATTGCCCCGCACGTGCTTACCCATCTTTACCGCCCCAGATTTGGTATAGACTGTACTTTTAACCTCGGTCGAGTCAGGATAAAAATCAGATACATCCAGATTGTTAAAATAATCAAGGCCCTCAAAAAGCTCTTTATCTTTGTTATGAAACTTATGGCAACGCACCGTATTATGCGATACCCCATAACCCAACGCAACATCCCGCCCGATAATCAAAAAACCGTGGTCTTTATCCGCAATGATGTTTATCATCAATGGCTCTTCTTTAGGCTCTGTATCATTTATCTCATATTTGCCTGTTTTTCGCAATGAAGGAAGAACTTCCGATGTGACCCATTTACGGAAAGTCTTAGCCTCCTCCTTATTACTTCTGAAAACTAGACTATACAAGCCGCTTTCATTAATTAAATTTACATTCCTGTTTTGACCTGCCCTAAGAATCTCTGAGGTCAGCTTTTCATCATAATCTAAAGCTTTCAAACTCTCTGAGGGATTCGTAAGTCCAAGAACGTCACATATATCTTTAGCCACGAACCACGGCTCATTTTCTATCAGTACAATTTGAATGTCAGAATTGTTAAATTCAAAAATCTGCACTTCGTTGTTTTTACTTGAATTTTCCATGTTGTTAAAATTAAAAGGGTGAAAAAATGATTATTGACGTGCCAAAGCGGCTACGTGGGCTTGCCAAAGCGGGCTATTCTCCCGGGCTTTTTCCAGCTCGAGGTGCCGTAGGTCTTGGAATGGCTCTACGGCATCCAAAAGCTGCCAAAATACCTCGAAATGGTACGTGATTTCCTCGCGGTACGCTTTGTCGAGGTCATCGCCGTGGCGTACCCAACTGGTGTACAGAGACAACAGCGATTTGCGGTAATTTGCGATGTGGTCGCAGTCAATAAAATTTTTGAGGGTTTCCCGTTCTAAGTCACCAACGGGAAGGGTGTTGTTTTGCACTTCATTTTGTCGCATTGTAATGAAATTGAAAGTGTTAAAAATGGGGGGGTCACTGCGACAAAATCTAATGCAATGCAGTAGAAGTGCTGACGGACTTTCACCGTTATGCCCCCCGTTTCTTGAATTAACAGCCACGATTTGTAAATACGCATTGCTTGTAGATTAAAATTTAGATTTTGTCGCATTACAAACATAGCTGAAAAAATATATCCTCAAAAATTTTAGTGTTAAATCTTTTTTACGAACCGAAGTACTCGACGAAATTCGGGTTGAAAATTCGATAAGTAGTTCCGTTTTCTAACTCGACTACATAGTTCCACAATTGCATCCCGTTGCGTGGCTCATTTTCTTCAATTGATTTTACGCCATTTTCGCCAACCGTGAAACGACTAAAATCTTCACCTGCACCATCACGGTCAAAGGTTGAACCTACTTGCCTCCAATTGAATAGTACTGATTTTACTTTTTTCATTGTTGCGTCTTGTTTTGAGTCCAAAAATCTTCCGTTGGTTTGCCACAATGGTTACAGCACATCACGGAGGTCTCACCAGAGCGGCTCTGGCAATCACAAGCAATATCCCTGTACGCTTCAAACGCCATTTCGTTGAGCACCTCGGCCATGCGGCCAGTGGTGATTTCGCCGTTAGATATTTGCCTCTCCAACTGCCGTATATGGGCTATTTTGAATACTTTCTTCATTTCTGCCGTGTTATTTCCTCCCGTTTTACTTCCTTGTGTGAAATAACAAGCAACTCCCGATAATCCACGTGCGGGTTAAAAAGCACCGTGCCTTCAACAGTAAAGCCCTCCATGATCTCGTGTTCCACCGCCGCTTTGCAGGCCGCAAAAGCCGTTTTAATGATTTCGTCTGTTGTCATGTACTTGCTCAGATACCATTTGCGGCCACCCCACCAGTCATATTTACCCGTTTTGCGGCAGCGGTCGTGATACCGCACCTGCAAGAAAATCCGCCCGTTGGGATATTCTTTGTCGTGGTGGGCTTCCAAGTGGAATTGTTGCCCAAACAACCTAAAATCAATGTTTTTGATGATGTTCTGTACCTGCTCTATGCTCATTTCAATTCGTCAATTACGTTTTGCTGAAAATCTCGTAGGTACGTCAAAAAATCTGCCTGTATGCCCAGCTCGTGGGTAACAAACAGCAGGTCAAGCACAGACTCCGCCACGTCGGCAAGACCCTGAACGCTCGCAATGTACGCTTTGGGGTTAGTTGTTTCGGCAGCCACAATCGTCTGCCGTAACTTTTGCCGCAGCTTGAGCGTATCTTTCACCCTCGCCGGGTTGAACAGCACGGAGCTTTCCAGTTCTTTGCTTCTCAAAACTTTGTCATACAGCATACTCACCGCCAGTGCGGTGTTATGTGCCTTCATGAATTCGGGGGTGATTTTGCTCATTTCGTCTTTGTTTTACAGAGTAACTAAAAAGTAAATACAGTACCCAAATGCCACGAGCCAAACGGCGAGTCCGGCTTTCCACCAGTTGCGGCGGAAGCGTTGCTCAATACTACCGAGCAGATACCCGCCCAGAAAAGCAACCAACAACATCAATCCAAAATAATAATGTGCGTATTCCATCTTAAAACATACTTAGTTGATCTCTACCTTGCGGCTTGGGTTCGTCCTTATACTGCCCTTGCCTGTACACAATTTGTTCGATAGTCCCGCCGCTTAAAAAATATTTGCTGGCAAGGGTCTCCACCACGTGGCTTGTCCGCAGGTGCTTACGCTTCGTCATCACCTCAAAATCCTTTCGGATAGCATCGTTACGTTCGTCAAATTTTGTTTTTCGGGGCATAGCTACTCATTAATCAAAATATCAAAAATTAGGGCAACCTCATAATCACCCCAGTAGTCCATACAGCCGTGCTCGTGGCACGTCTTCAGGGCGTATATTTCGGTGGCATTGAAGCTAAACTGTACCTTATCTTGCGTGCCGTACACGCACGTGGTGTATTTTTTCATCAGCCGCTCGGCAAGATTCCGCATCGTCGCCCGTACCAAATTACTCCAGCTTGCGTCGGGCAAAAGCGGCAGCTCCACCATGAGGGGGTTGTTAATTGCCCCCGCCAAATGCCGCAACTCGTGGGTTTTTAGCGTCACGTGTCGTTTCAGTACCATAAAGCCGACTTTAAGATTCTGCCGCAAAGGCTGTTTTGCCGCCAATTCGCCCGTGCCGAAAACCGCCACTGGGCACCGTGCTTATTCACGCCGATAGCCGCTATATCAACCGGAAGCCGCAGCCAGTCCAGCATAATCACCAGCCACCGCCCAAAATCTCGGCAGAGGATAGATTCAATCAAAAACGGAAGTAGCAATAAGCTGTACATAAGTTGTTCGTTTTAGGTTAGTTAGAGTTCCTTGATTGCCTTCGTAAGTTTGCCATCCTGCCACTTTTCCAGCCCCGTAATGCAGTGCCGCAGCTCGTCGAAGGTCAGTTCGTAGAACTTTTTGCCCCGAAACGTCTTGTCGCAGAACGTGTTCAGCCCTCGCCAGTCCATTTTGCCGCCCCCAAGTTCCACCACAATGCCCAGCCGTTTGGCGGTGTTGATGGCCTTGGCTTGCATTTTCTTCACCACCGTGGCACGTTGCTTCGTCAGCAGCCCGATGGCTTCCTGCAATTCGCCTTCCGTCATGTCTTTGGCAGACATCGTGCGGCGGTTTGTGCATTGCAACACAATCATCCGCTTTTCGTCGGCATCGCACTTATTCAGCGTCAAAAGTTGGTGGAAACGGGCGTTCAGCTTCGTTCTGTCAACCGGAAATTTCTTGTAACCCAGTTGCTCTGTGTTGGTCGTGTTCATCGTTTGTTTGGTTTAGCGTTTGCTTGCGTTGATGTGGCGTTTACGATGCTCCAAAGAGCCAACAAAACGGGTAGCTTCTGCCACTGTCCACGCTCCCGTGCGTACCGAAAAATCTCCAATAATTCATCCATAATCGTTAGTTTAGCGTGGCAATGCGGGGAGTCGAACCCCGGCGGAAAACCTGTCAAGAACCGCCATCTCGTGGAAAATTTCAAAAACCACGCTTACCCAAAGTCACATTGCCAGTTAAAAAGCCCTCCCCAGCGTTGGGTCGAACCGCCGATGCGGGAGGGGTTAGGTGGGGGTTCTACGCCGCCTTCACATCGTACCGCACATCCTGCCGTATCTCCACACCAGCGGCCGTAAATACTCGCTTGAGGTTTTTATCCGTGTCAAACTTCTTCTGAACCCCTTTGTAATCAATATCCACTACGCAGTATTCATTACCGATTTTGACTGCCAAATCCCCCCGTTCTTCTTTGCTCAACGGCTTATCCGTCTTCAAATCCACGCACTTCGGCGGGTTCAGAGCCGTTTTGACCTTCGCATTAGCCGCTTCGAGATGCCAAACGCCGTCAACCGCAACCTGATGAAACACCGAATCGCAAATAATCGTGAGTTCTGCTTTAAGCGTATCTTTTTCCGCCTTCGCATCTTTTTCCATTTTGTCCAGCTTCAAAATTTTGAAAGCCAGCTCGTTTGCCTGTTTTTCTACTTCCTGAATAGTCATATAAATTGTGTTTAAAAATTGGTTACTTGTTTTGTCGCCCTGCCCTGAGCGAAGCCGAAGGGTCGGGTCAGTTCTGCGGGAAATGATCGTTTGCCAAATCGCTCAAAATCGCCATCGCCAGTTCCGGGTGGTTAATCAGTTCTTCGAGGAAGTGCTTCGCAAGCACGCTCACGTCACCTTCGTAATTGAGCCGCACCCAATTACCCTGCACATCCAGCCGCAGCCAGTGCTTTTTCGGGGTCTCACGCTTTTCTGGTGAGGAACTAAGCAAGGGGTTTCCCAAGGTGTCCATATCAAATGTTAGTTTAGTTGAATTTTAAAGGCCGACCTCCTGATTTCCCGCCGTATTGCCACCTTCACCGTCCGGAGGCACTCCACCACCGTCACGTATTTACCGTTCACCAGCCGCTCCGCCGGAAAACTGTTCGCCCACACCCGTTTTATCGCCTCCGGGTCGGTCAGGCCGTTGGCGTTCGCCACTTTCGTCACATCCCCCTCCGTCATACCCTGCAAATGCACAAACCTCCGCCCCAAACGGCTGTCCAGCTCGTCGTAGCCCTTCCAAGCCAACCGAACCCCCTTCTTAATCTCCTTTTCCAGATGCTCCGTCCCGCAAATCACCACCCCAACTTCGTCTTCAACCTGATTGTAGAGGTGAATCAGCCACCGTATCGCCGATGGCTTCAGCTTGTCCGCTTCGTCAATAATGACCAGCGGTTGCCCATCGGCCGCACGTTTCCGCAGGGCGTTCACCACGCCGTTAGAGAGCGTTTCGTTCAATGTGTTCTGCCCGAACGAAAGCCCCAACACCCGGGACAGTTCAAGCAGGAAGCGTTTGCGTGGCCACTCCTCGCACTGCACCACAAACACGCTGCTGGTCTCGTCATCCGCCGCAAAGTGCTTAATCGCCGTCGTCTTGCCGCTCCCAGCTTTTTCCGACACCGCCAGCCACATCGCCTCGCTCTGTGCCATGTTCAAAATACTGTGCATCAGCAAGAAATTCGACGTGTCCGCCACCTGCCAGCCCGTTTGCTTCAGCTCGTAGCCAAGTGCCTTGCCAACCTTCACCCACATCCCATCCTTAATCAGCGGCCAACGCTCGGCGTTCAAAATGTTGTTCGTGATAGTCGCCACCGCAACCCCGCACTTGTTGGCAACTTTCGAGTAGCTCCCCAGCCGCGAGCGGTCCCGCTCTATCAGCTCAATGATTTCCTCTTTCTGTACCGTAGTTATCATTCTATAATTGGTTAGTTAGTTCTAAAATTGCTCACTGGCAGGGAGTCGAACCCTGCAACTTCTACTGTGCCCAGTAGAGCGTCTCCGTTCAGTGATTCAAACCAGACACTATCTATTTGGTGTCGGTCAACCAGTTTTTTTACTTTCTTGCATCAGGGTTCGAGACTGGTCAACTCATAGCCCCATTTCTTTACACCTGATTCAGCACATAATCCATCAGTTCCAGCTCGTTCAACCCCGCACTCCGCACTTTCGGGGTAGCCGCTGCCCCCTTGTCTTTTGTCTTGCTTCTTTTGTCTTTTGTCTTAGCAGTCGGCTCAATCGGTGGGTGTTCTTTCAAGTACCGCCCCGTCGTTGAGTTCTCCGCCGCCAGCGTTACAGATTTCGGCAGCATGGTTGGCATCGTCAACTCAAGGATGTTATCGTCGCACCCAGCTTGAATTTCTTGCAGCTCCGCCGCCTTTTTTGCCTTCAAAACCTTATCCTTTGCTTTTTCTTCCTGTAACCTACCGTACTCCGCATCGGGCCCGTAGAGCTGAATCCGCTCGTACTCCGTCACGCTGTCCAGCAACTCCCCCGAAAGCGGGTTGAAAAGCATCACCTCACTCATATCAGCCGCATCGTAGCGTACTTCCACCTCCGAGAAGCTCCGCAGAATATCGTAGTAGCGTTCGTCCGTCAATCGGTAGATATGTTCCCGCCCGTTAACGGTCATGGTAACCATGTGGTGGTTGATTTTGATGCGTTTCCGCAACCAAAACAACGAAGCAATCTCCCACTGCTCCACCGGGTGTACGTTCGGTCGCTCCGTCTCGGTTTCGTGCATTTCCCACGGGCTTTGGTCAATCTCCCTGAATTTTTTAGAGTAAAAACTCAGCGGCGTGTGGTTATAAAGCGTCAGCACTTCGTTTTCAGCCATCCACGCCTTTTCCCAGTCAAAACCCGCCGCTTTCAGTTCCTTGTGGGTCTTTTTCAAATATTCCTGCGTGGGTCGGGCGTAATCCCGTGTACTCCTAATTCCCTGCCCAACCCACTCTTTCCTGTCCATCTCAAACACACTTTGCAGCGTTCCGAACGCACGTTCAACCGCCGCCTTACCCGTCGCTACGCTCGTTTTCGTCAGTTTCACGCCGTGTTCTTTCAGTTGGGCAAATAGCGTTTCCATCACCTCATAATTGTGTCCAGGAAAACGGTCATACATCAGCTCAAACGGCAAGTAGCCCGTCAAACTCACCGCCATTTTCAAGGCTTGGATATACAGCAGGTGGCTCTCGGCCAACCCAAAGCTCCAGCCCACCCACGCCCCCGAATACACGTCCCGAATCGCCACAACGTACAAGTAGCTGTACCGCCCGCTCGTATCATACGGTTGCAGTTGCACCCGTGTGCCGTCAGCTTGCCAGCATTCCCCCGCAAACATCGCCCGTGCCATCGGCGTGCTGAACCGCTGCGTCGCCGCCGCTTTGTTTTCAATCCCGAAACGCTGCAACGCCGTCAGCCCGTGCAAATCCGCCACGTGGTTACGCACCGTGGACTCCGATACTTTACCAAGGTCATTTTTTAGAAGCTGAAACCGCACTTTCCGGTAGATGGCACTGATACTCTCGTTCTTACCAGTGGCCAGTAGCCTCGCAATTACCCCACGTGTGTAGGTATAATTAGCCCCCTTGCGGTTTTCGTTGCCCGTGCGGGGGCGTTTGATCACGTCCTCAACCGCCGCCCCGTCCAACATTTTCTTTAGGTTTTCGTGCAAATGCCGCACCGAGGTCGGCATATAGCGGTAGCCCTTCGGCCAGTAGTCTTCTTTGTGGGCGGCCAAATGCTCGCTCAATGCTATCAGCGGCTTGCGGTTGCTGGCACTCAGTTCGTGCAACTGGTAGAAATCCCGGATAGCCACCGTCACCGAGGCCGCCCGTGCCAAATACCGCCGTACCTTCATCCGTTGCTGCTCGTTTTCGATTGCAAAGCGGTATTTGTTCAAATAACCCGCAAAATGCTCGTAGCTTTCCTCAAAAACCTTCAAAAACTCAGCCTCAACATCTATTTCAGGCATTGGGTTGTCAAAATCAAAATACCGCACAAAGTCATATTTCTCAATTGCCCGCCACGGGTCTTCGCCCATAAACAGGATGTCCTGCAACTCCCGTTGGTATTTCTTCGGAATAGACTTCCACCGGATAACCTTCCGCTTCGGGTCATGGGGGTCGGGTATCATGTGCCAGTAAGTAGAACCTTCCCTTACTGCTTTCCCAATACCCTGTTTCGTGATGATGTCCTCGGTCACATCACTGTACATTATCCATATTTCACCGTCAATTATCCGCATCGTTCCTTACTTCTTAACCTCCGTTTTACTAGCGTTTAAAGGAATCACCTTCGGCGACCGCCGCACCGCATCCTTCACGGCGTTAATCTTCATCTCCCGGCGGTACGCCAGCATCGCCTCGCGGGTCAGCTCCGCCCGTTGGGCAACTTCCCGCAGCTCCACCACCTCCCGCTTCAGTTCGGCGGCGTGGCGTTGCAGCTTCACGTTCTCCGCAAGCACCTCATTTAGTGCATTCAGTGCCGCGTTCAGCTCGTCAGTCTTTTTCTGCACCAGCCCCCCGTACATCCTAATCGCCTGTTCCTTGCGTTTCCGCTGCTCCTCGGTGGCCAACGTCGCCGCCCGCAGGTTCGTCAAGGCCGCCGCCAGCCTATCTTCAAGGTGTTGCCTGTTGCGGGTGGCCGTAACTCCCGTCACATCCGCCCAAAAGCATCTTAATGTGTCTATCATAATCGCTCGCCAACCCGGTTGGCACGTTTGTTGTAAATACTGGTTAAAAAATCACTACGCGATGCCCACTTATTCCGGAAACTCCCCCGTCAGCCTTCACCCTCTCCGTCATACTTGATCTAAAATGTACGCCATCATCGCTGAATTGGTTAGCCCGCCCTCAGCACCTTTACCTTTACCACGCCTGGGTTCATACGTTTGCCGCCTACTACCTTCTCCCCCAGCCACCAAAACCCTAATGTCGTCGTCGCAAGGGGTTTCGGTATTCTTTGGTGCTGTCAGCCCAATCAAATACCGCAACTGCTTCTGCTCCATTTCCGCAATCTTGCCCCACAGATAGGCGTTCTCTGCTTTTAAATCTTTGTTGTTCTTCATGATGTTTGGTTGGTTAATTAGTTATCGGTTTATCTTAAATACTTCGCTATCAGCCGCATCCGCAGTTCCTTGGGTTCTACCTCCGCAAAATCCAACGCCATCTCCAACTGCTTCTCCGCCGTCAAACGCTTGTGGTTGCCCTTTGGGGTTGTTGGTAGCTTTATTTGCTTAGGCTTTGGGGCGTTCTCATCAAGGGCGTTCAACAATAAGTTTTCTGCCATGTCGCGAAATGCGACACCCCGAGGCGTTTTCACGAAAAAGCCAAACCGCAACACGCCCGCTTTGGTATAATAAATGGCGTTTGGTTGCACACCTTGATGTGTGTCGCAAATTGCGACACCCTTGATGTAGTGTATGCCACTTTTGAAATCTGAGGGGTTTCTACTTACAATACTTGCGATTGAATTCCTCGCCATGCCGTAACCTTTCGCTACTTCGGTGGTTGCCATCAAATACCCGTGCTTTTCGTCGGTTATTACCGTTACTTGCTCGTTGGGCATGATGCTGATTTTCATCTTCTGATTTTCCATAATGTTGGTTGGTTAATTAGTTAGTTTAGTTTTGTCAAAAGTTCTTCCCGAAGCCGCCGCTTGGTGTCCAAGTACCGCCGCGTAAAATCCACGACCGCCTTGTTGTTCCGCTCTCCGGTTTGCAGCACCTTCACCACCAAACTTTTAGAGTACCCCGATAGCTCCGCTATCCGCTCATAATCCCCGTGTTCAAAGTCCTCCTTTGAAAATTGCGTATTTCTACGCTTTACCGGTGTTGTCTTTTTACCCATATTTGCAAAGTGTTTTATTGATTACACGACAAACATATTAGTAAATGTTCTAATTTACAAACATTATTAGTATAAATTCTAAAAAACTATGGAAGATTACCGAGACAGACTAAGATGCTATCTTGATAGTATTAGTGTTACACCCACCTATTTCGTAGATAATTTGGGATTTAGCAATGGACTTATAAATAATGTATTGAAAAAAGCAAGGCACTTAGGTACGGACAAAATAGAATATATACTAAATCATTTTGACGACTTAAATGCACGATGGTTATTTACAGGCAAAGGAGAAATGTCTTGGACAAAAGAAGCGATTGGGCATTCACAGGTTATTGGCACTACAAATGCGTTGGCAAATAGCTTAACCGAAGTTGGAGGTACTGAAATGCAGCTAAAAAAACAAGTAGAAGATTTACGTTATACAATAGAGGTTCAGCGAGATTTGATTGAAGAGTTAAAGGGTCAGCGTCAGCAGACTAAAGCCGTGTTGGTACTGCTGGTGTATAATGGTAGAGATAACTAAAAAAAAAACCTAAGTATGATACAAGTCAAATTTGATAACCAAGAAATGACTTCTAAGCAATGGAATGATGCCTGGCTATATTCCTATCAGGAGTTCTGTATTTTAATGGATGAATACAGCAAAAAAAACGAAGATAAAGAAGCAACCGTTTGGTTCAAAAAAACACCCTTCGGTTCAGCCGGAGATTACCGCCTGTTACCCGAAATAATAACCGAAAATCACGAGTTGCAAACTTGGATTTCGGAGCAAATAAACAGGCTTGTTGGCGGCCCTATTTTTAGATTAAATGAGAGCGGTCGCACGTGGCTTGATTAGGATAAATATGTTCGTCCAGCACCTCGCACAAATCCGTGTAAAATGCTGTTAGATATTCTGCCTTGGGGTTCACATTTTCGGCAAGTGTGTAGCTCAGTTTTAGCGGTATCGTCAGGGGCTGTTCCACGGGGCTGCCGTCGTGGTTTTTAATCTCGATCGTAAGTGTCATTGTCAGTTATGTTTAGCAGTAAACCTAAGCAACAGCAAGGCGTTCGCTCGTTAATAAAGTAGCGTTCAATTGCTCGTTAAAAACCGCCTTGAAATCACCGTCATCAGCGGGCATCAATCGCCCGTGAACGGTCACGTTTTCGAGGGTTGCTGCCCGCAGTTTTTCAGCGGGTATTACGCTCAGGTTTCCGGTGCTGTCTTCAACTAAATAATTCATAATTAATGGGGTTAAATTGGGGGGGATATTTTTTATAAAGATAACACTTTTTTCTAACTTTAAAGTGCCTAACCTCACCGCCCGGTGGCCTCCAAAAGTCGGCTCCTTCGTCGGGTCGGCTGTTGTTGTACTTTTCTAATGTAAAAGTTGTCCTGAAAAGTTGTCCTGACACCAAATGTTCACGTAATTTTTGCAAAAAGCGTCCGCAATTCCAAAAGTGCAAGTTAGCGGTATTTTTAAGCGTAAGTGGCTCAAAAGTGCCGCTAAAAGCCATTTAAAGCCTATTTAACTAAACACGTAATTAACATTTACCTACAAAAAAGGCCACCTAAGTAGCCCAAAAATTAACATCATATTAACCCATAATCAACAACTTGCACTTTTAAGCATTTCGCAACTCGCTAATTATTAACAACTTACAAAACCCAACTTTCACTTTTAGAACTACCCCTTAATGATAGGATTATTCAAAGCATTAATATTGCTATTT